GGAATTATTATGCAATTATTTCGGCCCAATTGCTGCCTAATCGAGCTGCTATCGGGTCGGTTAGTGGCTGCCTATGGTGTCGGAATTGGGTAGCTGCCCCGGTGGATGGGTCGGAATCGGTGGCGCAGCGGCGGGCTGATGGTGGCTGATGGGTCGGAAAGTACAGTCGTCCCACCCGCTCGCAATAGCCCGGGATTCCCCGTTATCCGTCCGATTATGCCCGCTTAACCCTCCGGCCCGGTCGTATAACACCGGCCGACCGGTGCGAAACGGGTTAGTAATTTCAACATCGTGCGACATCGCCGGCCGGTACTACGCCGTGCGAGTCGTCATTGTGCCGCCCGCAAATACGGGCAAACGGGAAACGGCAACCGGGGGGATTTAAACGCACGCGCCGCAATTTCATTGCAGTCCACCAAAATATTTTTTATAAATATAGGCGCCAACCCCGCGCTGACCAGCACTTTTACCCGTAACGTATACAGTGTGGCACAAATCACAATACCCAACCCGGGATAAAGCCCTTTTATCCCGCCTTAGTATATATAGGGGATTAAATAAATTAATCCCACCCGGTTCGGCTCACGGCGGAGTGAGCCTCACGAGCGTAGCCGTTGAGACGAAGATCGGAAGCCTCTATCGGGCTTCCTTTAACCCCATAGGTTAGGCGCTGCAAGCGCCCCCTAAAGACAACCCAAGTATTACCCATGGGCAACGCTTCGCGGTAGGAGTAATAGGTTTACCAATGGCTAAACATACGAATACGTACAAGCTAGCCCCAGAGGCTACCTTGTCCGCCCCACAGGCGAAGAAACGCCTCGTTGAGTTAATCAACGATGGCGTGAAAGTCGAAGACGCTTGTCGCGCCGTTGGCAAATCGGTTAAATCGTATGAGTATTATCGGGCTACCGATCCGCAATTTAAAGAGGCGATTGATCTTGCCCGGGTTATTAAAAACCGCAAAGGCGTCGTGGCAGAAGATGACGCCAACATTTCATTTGAAGATTTTCGGGCTAAGTATCTTAACTCACAAACTTTTCCACATCAGCGTAATATAACCTCGCTGCTGGAGGAAGGTGAGCCAGCATGGCTTCACGGCAACATGACTTACGAACCTGGCTTCAAAAACTACGTTCTTGTCAACATGCCGCCGGAACATGCCAAATCAATGACCATCTCGATTGACTACGTTACCTACCGGATTGTCACCGATCCGAACGTCCGTATCAAGCTCGTGTCGAAGACACAGAGCATGGCCAAGGAATTCTTGTACGCGATTAAGCAGAGACTGACCTCGCCTCAATGGGCAGAGTTGCAGAGAAGATACGCACCAGTTGAAGGATTTAAAGCCACGGCAGAAAAGTGGACGCAGGATGCGATATACCTAGAACGTGACTCAGGTGAAAAAGATCCTACCGTTCAAGCTCTAGGCATCGGCGGACAGATCTACGGCGCACGTGCCGATCTTATTATTCTCGATGACTGCGTCACCCTTGCCAACGCCGGCGAGTACGAAAAGCAGATCCGATGGATCCAGCAGGAAGTACTTACCCGTGTCGGCCCTACAGGCAAGATTCTTGTCGTAGGTACTCGCGTTGATCCAATGGATCTTTACCGAGAGATGCGCAACGCTGAACGTTATCCAGACAATCGCAGTCCTTGGACTTATTTGGCTATGCCAGCGGTACTTGAATTTGCCGATGATCCAAAAGATTGGGTAACCCTCTGGCCTAAGTCGGACCGTCCATGGGATACTGACGAAACCCCCGCTGATGAAAATGGGCTATACCCCCGGTGGAGTGGCGAGCATTTGCGTCGCCGCCGTGGACTGATTGATCCGAAAACTTGGGCCATGGTTTATCAACAGCAAGATGTTGAATCCACGGCTATCTTCTCACCGGAGTGTGTACGAGGTGCTGTCAATGGCATGCGTGCCTCCGGCCCGCTTATCCCCGGCGCACCGGGCCATCCAAGCAACAACTCGGCTGGTTATTATGTTGTCGCGGCAATGGATCCTGCAATGGCCGGAGATACATTCTCGGTCGTTATCGCCGGAGACAGAACCACGGGCAAGCGCTACCTTCTTGAAGCATCAAGAATGCCAGCGCCTACACCACAGCAGATTCGTGACTTGATCTTTAGTTGGACTGAAAAGTACAACCCAAAGGTTTGGGCAATTGAGCGTAACGCTTTCCAGCTTTTCCTCACACGCGATGAAATGATTAACTCGTTTCTCGCATCACGCGGCACACGCCTAGTGCAGCACTACACCGGTAACAACAAGATGGATCTTGAATTTGGTGTAGCTTCAATGGCACCATTATTCGGCTCGAGCGACAGTCAAGGCAAATACTTAAAGAATAACCTATTGGAATTGCCTCGGGCCGATAACGAACATGTTAAAGCATTGATCGAGCAATTGATTACTTGGTCAGCTGGAACAAAAAATAAGCAAGACGGTCCTATGGCCCTTTGGTTTGCAGAAACGCAGATGCGTGACTACATCAACCAGACCGGCGCATACGGAGGATCGTTTGTTAAAAATCCATTTGCAACGCGTAACCAATTGGCTTCGCGCAAGGTTGTTAACTTGGAAGAATATCAACAATTGCAGGAGAAACTTGCAGCCAACGGAGGGTACATAAGTGACTATAGATATCGATGAACTTGGCGTCAAAGTACGCAAGTTACGCGATAGATTTCACACGCGTGATTCCCGCTGGGCTGATCTTATGGCTATTCGCCAAGGCGATATCCAACAAGTCTTTCCCGGTATGTTCTCCGAAGAATACCCAAAGCCAATGGTGGCAAACTTTATCGATATCGCAGCACGCGATGTTGCTGAGGTAATTGCTCCACTACCAGCATTTAACTGCGATACAACTGATGCTATTTCTGATCGTGCGCGTAAGCGTGCCGATAAGCGTACATCGATCGTAGCCGGCTACCGCGATACTTCAAACTTGCAAACTTTGATGTACACCGCTGCCGATCGTTACTTGACATTTGGTATGTTGTCTTTCATCGTCGAGCCTGACTTTGAAAACAAACGCCCGATGATTCGCGTTGACAACCCATTGGGAACATATCCAGAGTTTAACCGCTTTGGTAAATTACTTTCATACACACGTCGCTACAACAAGACTGTGCGTGAACTATGCAACGATTTCCCAGAGCTTGAAGGCCAGATCCGCGGCAAGTACGAGAACCGCAACTCAGAACGTATCTTGGAAATCTTTCGCTATCAAGATAAAGATGAGCTAATTCTTTTTATCCCAGAGCGTAGCAACCTTATCCTTGAGCGTGCGGTAAACAAGCTAGGCGAGATTCCTATCGCCATCGCTATTCGTCCCGGCGTTGACTCAGATGAAAACCAACGTGGACAGTTTGACGACATCATGTGGCTACAAGTTGCCCGTGCGCGTTTTGCTACATTTCAATTGGAAGCAGCGCAGAAGTCAGTACAGGCACCATTTGCTTTGCCAGCTGACGTTAACGTACTTGAGATTGGTCCGGATGCAACCATCCGTTCAGCCAACCCAGAAAAGATTCGCCGCGTAGGTCTTGATATTCCTAGCGGAATCTTCCAAGAATCATCGTTGCTCGATCAAGAACTGCGCGTAGGCGCACGATATCCTCAAGGACGTCTTGGCGAGCAATCTGGTTCAATTGTTACAGGCCGTGGCGTAGAAGCCCTTATGGGTGGATTCGATACACAGGTCAAGACAGCGCAAGCTGTATTTGCTGAAACATTCCGTCAGGTAATGAAGCTCTGCTTTATGACCGATGAGAAGTACTTTGGCGATGTTGAAAAAGAAGTGCGCGGTGTTATCAATGGCGCACCATACGAAATTACCTACACGCCTAACAAAGATATTCAAGGCGATTACTGGGTAGACGTATCTTATGGCATGATGGCTGGACTTGATCCAAACCGTGCTTTGGTATTTGGTTTGCAAGCCCGTGGAGATAAATTAATCTCACGCGATTTTTTGCGTCGTCAGATGCCTTGGGATATGAACGTTACCCAAGAAGAAGAAAAGGTCGAAGTAGAAGAACTACGCGACGCTTTGATTCAAGCAGTTGCAGGATATGCTCAAGCGCTACCTGCCCTTATTTCACAAGGCCAAGATCCTACAAAGATCTTGCAGTCTATGGCAAAAATTATTTCCGGTCGTCAAGCGGGCGACCCAATCGAAGTTGTTATTGCCGATGCATTTGCCACACCCGCGCAACCACCGGCAGACCAGAATTCCCCAGAAGCTGGTAGTGCCGCTGGCGAGGCTCAAGCCCCGGGTCAGGCGCCTTCTGGGGAAGCTAGTGGACAACCAGCCCAAGGTATCAACCCTCAAGGGCTTACACCCGGCGTAGCACCAGGACAGCAAGGTATGGCTCCTGGCGGACGTCCTGACCTGCAGACGCTACTTGCGGGACTTTCATCTTCTGGTCAACCCGAGCTTTCAGCCGGAATTACCAGAAGGACAGCAGTCTGATATCACTGCTTCCAATAAAACCTATAGGAGACTAAAATGGCAAAAGTATCACCAATGATAAAGGCGAGCCTTACAACTAAGGTTCCATCACCAGCTAAGCAAGGTGGACATGGTTCATCTGACGCAGTAACACAAAAGACTTCAATTCAGAAGAAGTCTGGCCCAGCGGGTACAGGCAAGTCAACAATTAAATACTCAGTACAGCCTTCTGCTACACGCGGAACAAACCCAGGCGCTAAGTAACATTGTATTCTAACGAGCAAGGCGAGGATAGACCTGTGCGATTAAGCAAATGGGATTACTTCGCCTTACTCGCTAATACGGCATCAGACATTTTTGAAGTAATAGCAAATTTCTTTTATCTACTTACTTGCATGTTGGATAACCACGCTATCCATGAAGATGAGAAAAAATCATTTCACGAATATGCAGCCCGCACAATTGAAACTTTAAGAGAAGGTGAGTGAATATGCCACAGGCACAAAAGCCAGCAACAACACCTTCACTTCCGGGTGCGCTTAGCACTCGTACCGATGGCGGTATTGCAAGCAAGCAAGCAATGACTAAAATGACAGGTATGCCTTACGGGCAGAACCAAGACTATAATCAGATTGAGGCATCAGCGCCAATGGCTAAAGCAGAACAGAGCAAGCCAATGTCACCAACACAAATTGCTGGTGCTGCGCAACAAGGCCAGCAACAACCACAGCAACCAGCAGGACCAACTGGTATGCCAGCAAATCTTCCATCTTTGACCGGACCATCTACACGTCCAAATGAGCATGTCACTACCCCTGCCCAGCCACAACCACAGGTTGATCCACGCTTGCAGGAAAACGCCGATCTAGTACAACGCTATATGCCAGACCTTATGGCAGCGACACAGATTCCTGGCGCACCAGATTCTTACCGTGCATTTGTTAACCACCTTTACAACCAAACTCAATTGATGTCGCAAAGTGGTAATCAATGAGTCAATGGGTAGCCGGAACATTATTCGACAACATTGACAAGTTTGCTACTGCATTAGGTTATGACAATGCAGGAGTCATCTTGCCTTTGTCAACAATTCCTTGGCAGTCGCCAACAGATCGTGACGCGTTTATCAACATGCTTACAGGCCAGCCGCCTGTAGCCATGCCAGATAACAACATGCTGTCCGAAGTCAGCCAGAAAGCACCGGTGAAAAAATGAGTCTTTGGGATTTTTTTCTTAACGGTGTCAAAGGCGTTGGGCGTGATATTGAAGGTGCATTTGGTTCAACTGTTACACCTGCCGTTACAAACTTTCAATCTGCAGTTGCTGGCGGAGCATTAAATCCTCCGGCTTTGCAACCATCGCCACAGAACCTGCAAACAGAAGCTCAAGCTGCAACTGCCGCTTTGCCTACTCAGCTTCAAGGCAATTCTTCTGATCTATTGCTTCGTGCAGCAACGCCAGTAGCCGCTGCACTTCGTCCAGTCACTCGTGCCGTTACGGCAGCGGAACTTCTTGACGATCCAACAAGCCAATTGTATTCAGCTGGTCAAGGCCTTAACTTTAATGATTTTAAAAAGGCTTACGATCAGTCTGCAAAAGTATCGCCATTTCAAGCGCTTACTAAAACAACAGCATTTCAAGATAGCCCACTTGGCTATTTAACCGACAAGACATTGGCTGCTACCGGCCATATCGACGTTCAAAATGTTAACCTCTGGAATCAACAAGATATTAAAAAGAATTATGTTGACAACCCAGTTGGCAAATGGTTTACTGGTATTGGTGATTTTGTTGAAGGTAACATCGTTACCGGCGGAGCTGCAGGAGCAGTTGCTAAGTCAGCAAGCTATGCTGCCCGAGCTGCAAATCTAACCAACAACATTAACAGCGTACAAGATCTACAAGATCTTAACGACCTTGCCGACAGCCATATTGCTGCTATGCAAGATGAAAACGCCGGCACAAAAACTAATTTTGGCGCAACCGTAGAAAAATTGTCAAATTCTACAGACCTTGGCGAAATTCAAAGCACAATTTCAAAGTTTAGCAATAACGATGCTTTGCCTAAACTTATTGCTAGCACTAACAACCCATCGGTTGTTAAGGACCTGATCCTTGCTGATAAAGGCTTTCAGCCTTCATTTCAACGTTTAATGGATACCGGCAACGCTGATTATTTATGGCAGTTGGGCGATACAAACTCGTTTATTAAAGGTCATGTTGCTACCACAGGCGATGTACCAACAATGTCTCCGCAAGCACAGGCTAATGCTAATAAAGCCTACGACGCTTCTATTCAGCGCGTACCAGCTCATCAAGAAATTTACGATGCTTTTATGGATGGCAAGGGCAACCAAGTTGTTCAAGGCACAAAGTACAAGCCAATGGATCCACCACTACTTGGTAACGTTATGGGTGCTGTCCGCACTCGCGCAGCTGAAATCAACTCAGCACTTGGTGTAAACGATTTTGATAATCTAGGTGGCGTAGCAGAGACAGTACTTGGCAACGGTGCTACTGCACCAGTAACTAAACTTATTCACTGGCTTGGATCTTCAAAACCACGTGGCTATGTTACCTATCAAGGCCTTCGCCCTTGGGATGGCATTCAGGAACTTAACGCTGTATTTGACGATACAAAGCTCCTGCGTGATGGCACAAACGATGTAACTACAGGTTACGAAGTAGGCCCGGACAATAAAGCTGTACCAATCACTGTTAAGGCATCAGATTATCGCAAGCAAGCAATTAATGATTTTATTAATGCTTCTGGCCCAGTCGAAAAAGATGCTGTTATTCAGCGAATCAATACAGATCTTGCCAAGCATTTATTTTACAGCAACGGAATTGTTAACGATACAAAGATTCAAGACTTTGTAAGCCAAGCACAAAATAGACTTAGCGGCTTGCATAGCAGCCTTGCAAAGACTGGTTTTGCTACAGATGTTGACGGCTCTCGTTTAGCCGTTGATCCATTGACTCAACGTCAATTAGCAGACTCTCGTTCCATGATGCCATTTGGTCAAGTCGAGCGTGAGATTAAAGCACTGACTCATGGCCAAGTAGTTGGCAACGCAATGCTATTGCCGCACGCTGTAGTCAACTCAGTATTTGAAGGTTTGCAAAAAGGCTTCTCAACGGCAACACTTGGTCGTCTTGCATACATTCCAAAAAACGGTTATCTTGAGCCGCTTACAACCGCATTTCTTTCACAGGGTTTAACATATCTTGAAGATGGCATTAGCGGCTTTGCTGCCAATGTATTTAAAAATACAAAAAATCGTGTTGTGCAATCTGCCATTACAGCAGCTTCGATACCAGCCAAAATGACTGCTAATAAAATTGTTGATTCTCAAATGGATAACCTTGGCGCTGCCATAAAAATCCGTGATGATCATCAAGCAGCCTATGAGGAAATGTTTAATACAAACAATCTTTCTCCGGCTACTAAACTTGAACATGCAGAAACAATCAAGTCAAATTTGCGTACCGCAGATAATCTTGTTCGCCGCATCGAAGCAGACATTTCCGTATCGGCTAAACAGTATGGAGTATCTGAAAAGATACCTTCAATCTACAATCTTAAGCAACGCATTGAGTTTCTTAAAGATCAGCCATTGGGCCAGATTAAGTTTGCTAGCGAAATCAAAACTGCAGAATCGGCAGTTGCTAAAGCAATTGAAAATATCAATACGCTATCTCCCGAAATTCATGTCCGAGATGCTGCAATTGCCAAAGGCTGGAAAGCAATTGATAATGCAGTCAAGGAAAAGGGTTTGGCAGAAGCTGAGCAAGCAGCAATTATTGATCGTTCAGCCAAGTATGCCAAGCGTTTTTATGGTGGCGACAAATCAAGCATTATCAATGTGAACGGCAAGCAGATGACGCTTGATAGCATAATGGATCCAAATCAATTTGGTGATGCTATTAAGAATGAGTTTTCTAACGCCGCTGCAATTGAAACAACATTTCTCAATGAAACTCGCATTGGTGCCAAGCAAGGCCTATTTGCCCATAAGTCTCCAACCGGTATTACCGATGTTGACTCTAAGCATTACTACGAAGAACTTGCCTATGTTGTCAATCGCCAGATGCGCGGCGACCCGCTTATCGATCAAGCCCTTAAAGGCAACGATACGAAATCCATCGTTGAATGGGCCAAATCGGCAGAAGGCCAACGCTACATGCGCCAGTTTGGGTATTCAACTAAATCGGATCTTCGTTCGGCTTTACAAGATCGTCTTAACTTTGTTAACCGTTATCTTCCAGATGCTGGTGTGCAACGCCTAGCATCAGAACGTCCGGTTACGGATAATGATCTACGCGGCTTGTTTGCTGACAAGCAACATCTTTTGTCACCAATCCACCCAACGGATGTTAACTATGGCGATGCTGCCACCATGGGCAAATTTAGCCTTCTTGGAGCATCGGCATTAAAGGCTTCTAACGCGGCTTTTGGTTTCCTTATGCGTGCAGAAAATCCGCTTCGTTGGCTTTGGTCCAACCGTGAATTTGCTGCCAACGTTGAATATAAAGTAAATATGCTTGCTAAGCAAGGCGTAGATATTACTACTGAACAAGTCAACGCTGTTCGCCAAGCCGCTGCTCGTGAAACACTTACCGAGCATGAAAAAACTTTTTACACAGTCCGTCGTCAGAATAAAGCAATTTATGCTTCTCGTTCAATGCTTGCTTTCCCAGCTGCTGGCTTTAGTGCCATGCAACGTTTTGGTCATTTAGCCGTTAAGAATCCAGCACGGTTTGTTAACTACCTTCGTAATTATTACAACACATATGCAACCTTTGGTGTTGACAAAGACGGTAATCCAACAACACCAGATAAAGCCGCTTACATCCTTGTGCCTGGCACAAAAGAAATGGGTTTGTTTGGCGATAAAGGTGTACGCTTAAGCGCTAAAACGATGGGTTGGATGGTATCGGCTCCCGGTCCATCATGGCTTACCACGTTTGCAGTTAACCGTATTCTTAACAACAAGCCGGATAACGAGCAGGTTCTTAAGACTGTATGGGATAACTCAGTTGGCCATATCCCGGGCATGAAGTATGACGACATGTTCCCGGCAACTGGTGCTAACACAAGCGCAACATCAGCGTTTATTCCATCGTTCGTTAGCGACTTTATGAAGTATCTAAACGGCAACGATTCAAACACAGACTTCCTGCTTACTCACAAAATGGTTAATAATTACCAGATGACCATGTGGGAAATGGGTCTTGGCAAGAAGCCAACCGAAGCATCGATCATGAATATGGCCAAAGAATATTATCTTCAAAAGGCTTTATGGGCATTTGGTTCGCCATTTGGCGCATCACCACAGCAAGATCGTCCGGGCCAAATGTTTCAAGATCTTGGTACTGCTTTGCTCAAGAAGTACAATGGTAACTTTGATCAAGCGCAGACAGAGATGCAAGCCATTCTTGGCCCATCGTTTCCAGCCGATCGTTACCTATACCGTGGCTCAGCAAAGGCTGCGTATATTGCGCCAAACCTTGAAACTTATAATCGTGTATTCAAGCAATTTCCGGATCTTGTCAAGGGCTTAGTTAGCCTTGATCCAGTCACCGTCGGTCTGCTTTCTGCAGACACTTCCGGCGACCCGCAGAACGTTCAAGTTCAATCGTTCTTGCAAAATCCAAACCTTAAGTTCCCGGGTACAAATACACCTATTAACAACAACGCAATGACAACTCAAGAATACGAGCAAGCCATTCAAGTCAACCGTACTTGGAATGCTTACCGCACTCAAAAGGCTCAGCTTCTTGCTGCTGTTAACAAACTTGGTTATAAGCGCTTAGCTGACAGCCCACAGGCTTCGGCACTATGGAATGCTCAAGTAGCAAAGCTCGGCCAAGCAGATCCACAATGGGCTACCGAGTATGCTGCAAATGCAGCCGGAGACAAATCCTATGTTTATGCTCAAGGATTATCAGACATTGTGAACAACAAGGCATTTATGGCAAAGAACGGTTCAAGCGATTTTTGGAAGCAAGCGGCAACGTTTATCAATTATCGCAACCAAGTAGTTGCAGCGTATAACAGCCCAGAGGCTGCTGCCTCAAAGGCTAAAACTGCCATCAAAACTGCATGGCAAACATATCTCAATGAAACAACTGCGGGTAAGTGGAATCCACAACTGCAGCAAATTATTGATAGGTATTTCGTTTCAGACAACATGAAGGCGGTTAACTAATGGCTACATCTGGTGCAGGTACACCCGCCAGCCCACTTATGCAAAATGGTAAAGCCTTTTCTGGAACATCAAATGGCTTGACATACGTCAACGGCATTCAGCAAAAGCCAGTAGTTGGTGGCGGTTCAACCGCACCAGCAGCACCAGTTGGCATCAGCGGAGCAACACCTACCAACGGTACGCCACCACCTCTAGATCTAAGTGGATTAGGCAAGGCTACGGCTAAAAGCAAGTCAACTGCTTACGCTTGGGATGGCACAAAAGCCGTACCTACAACAGACATGCGTGATTCTTACGCCAACCTGCCAGCATCACAACGACTTGCACTTATCAACTTTGTCGTTAGCCAAAACAAAAGCGAAAGCTACGCCAAGACATTTTGGTCAATGCTTGTCAATTCTTCACAGGCAGCATACCAAGCAGGACAAAAACTTTCTCCTTGGCAGATCTTTAGCAATGATCTAAAAAATCCACAAGCCGCTGGCGTACAAGGTTTAACAGCTAACCAAACCATTACGCCTCTCAGCGATGGCAATGCCCATGCTTTGGCTTACACCGCACTTGGTAATGCCCTTGGTCGTATCCCAACAGCAGAAGACTTTGCTCGTACTGGGTTGATCAAGGATTCACAGGGCAATGTAGTCATTGATCCAAATACAAAGCAACCCGCCACCACCGAGCGGGCTTTGCAGATCTTGACGGCAACTGATCCAAACTTCCAAGAATCCGCTCAATTTACTTTTGATAATGCAACCGGCCTAACAAAATCAGTTACTCGTACTGCCGCTCAAGATCCTGGCGCATATGCCGAATCTCAGGTTAAGTCTGCAATTGCATCAGACATCGCAAGCGGAGCAGTTAATCCAAATGCTTCGATTCAGGAACAGTACGCTGCTCTTGCAAAGACTTATGGCGTTAACGCATATCAACCCGGCAGCACTGCATTAACCCCACAGGCTCAACTTGATATAGCTACGCTTCAAGGCGGAACTAAGAACCTTGATGATTTTAAACAGCAGTTTATCGGTGGAGTATTGCCAAAGGTTGCTTCTAACGCCGCTCCTGCTTTACAGTCCGGTGCTTCTGATCTTGCTGCTTTGGCAGATCCAGCCGTTCAGCGTATTTCTCAATTGCTCGAGAAGCCAGCTTCCACAATCAGCCTTAACGATCCATTGGTTCAAAACTATCTTAAGGGTGATGGCAAGACATTCCAAAGCCCGGCTGAATTAGATTCAGCAATCAAGAACGATCCTTCATGGCAATATACGCAAAACGCTAAGGCGACATATGCCGATCTAGCAAGTCAAGTTTTGACGAAGATGGGATTCAACGCGTAATGGCTACTACCGCTAAAACAACAACAGCAGCGAAGACGACAACAACTGCAGCAAAGACAACTGCAACCCCTGCTAAAACAGCAACACCAGCAGTTTCAGCTGCAACCGCAGCGGCATCTATCAATTACGGAGCAGCGGCAAATACAGCCGCAGCAGTTGCTCCAAAAGTTGCAGCACCAGTTGCAGCAACACCAGCCCCTGCAGCACCAGCTTCACCTTTAACTTATCTCACAGGCGCTGCATATGCATCAGAAGTCATCCGTGAACAAGCTAACGCCACTCTTGCAGCCGCACAAGCAAAGGTGGCAGCAGACGTTGCCGCTGGATTAAATCCGCAAACAACAGTAACCAATGCCAATGGTACGAAGGTTCAAGTTGTCACAGGCCCTACAGGACCTGCTCCGATTAACCCAGTTAATACAACCGGACCGGCAATTGCCGCCAACGCAACCCCCGGCGAAGCATCTTCGGCTTTTAGCGATTTCTATAATCAATTTTCCGCAGTAGGTCTTGGCGATATGGCTAACGAATTGTTGGCATTGTCCAAGTCTCCAAATGCTCCAACTACTGCCGCTGAATACTACCAAGCAATGCAGCAGTTGCCAGATTATAAAACTAAATTTGGCGATGCTAACGCAGCTCGGGTACAAAATGGTTATTCAATGCTAAGCGAAGCACAGATCATTGCTAATCAAACAGCCTATGCAGACGCTATGAAGAATGCTGGTATGCCAGCTGGCTTCTATGATTCACCAGCAGATTTCAACAATTTTATTGCAAACGATAAATCTCCTGCGGAAGTATCAGATATTATTCAGGCTTACAAGACTACTGCTCAACAGCAAAATCCAGATCTTGTTAACGCGCTACAGACTTATTACAACATCCCATTGGGAACAGCCGCAGCCATGATGATGGATCCAACTGCAGCACAGCCAATCATCGATGCAATTACCAACAAGGGTACAACCGCAGCCGCTGCCGCAGCAGTAGGCATGACTAACCTTGCAGGTGCTGCACAGGTAGCCAACGCATACGGTGCCGGTGGTTTGAGTTTCGCTCAACAGACTCAAGGCTTTGGCCAAGCAAACGTTCTTAACCAGCAAGTCGGTGGTTTGTCTGACATCTACAAGGGTGCTTACGGCAACTACAACACGGCTCAGGGACTTCAAGAAGCGTTTAATGGCCCAGACGCTGCAGCTGCTGCTGCAACCCGTCAGAGGCTTGCTACAGCCGAAGAATCGTCATTCGGCGGTTCAGCCGGTGCTAGCCAACAGGCTCAAAGCCTCGGCGTAACAGGCTCATCGGGCAATCTATAACTAGGTTCCGCTTAGACTCACCAGTATCTAAGCGCGTATTTAAAAACTGGTAGTAAGAGCCAATGCTCCTTCCCCTGGGAAACATTGAGGCTTACGCATCCAACAACGAAAGGGAGTGCCACATGGCAAACCAATATGATGAAGACGATGTCGATCTAGATCTAGATGATGCGGTTAACGCAGATTCTAACGGACCGGCCCAGCTCCGCAAAGCCCTAAAGCGTGCAGAGCGAGATAAGAAGGAACTGGCTGAACAGCTAGCGCAGATCCAGACGGACCTTCGAAATCGAAGCGTCAAAGATGTATTGGCAACGAAAGGCGTACCTGACAAGGTAGCCAAGTTTATTCCTGGCGACGTAAGTACGCCAGAGCAGATCGACGCATGGCTTACTGAAAATGCCGATGTATTTGGACTTCAAAAAGCAAATGAGGAATCTGCTCCTACCGATGCAGCTGATCAAGCAAACACTGCAGCGTATCAACGTATTAATGCTGCAACACAAAACGCATCAGCACCAGCCAGAGACGCGGACCTTATGTCCAAGCTCGCAGGTGCAAAAACAATCGATGAGTTGAATGCGATTACAGGTAATCCAACTCAGCGTCGTCGGTAGCAATTAACCCATCCAAGCACAAACCTTATAGAAAGAAGGTGACACAATGAGCAACGCATATACAGATACGACATCTGGTTCCCTCGGTACATCACTCGTACAGACAGCCTATGATCGTTACGTAGAATTCGCTCTCCGTGCTGTGCCTCTTATCCGCGATGTCGCAGATAAACGCCCAGTACAACAAGCAATGCCAGGTTCTTCTGTAGTCTTCCAGATCTACACAGACCTATCACCAGTTACTAGCCCACTTTCAGAAGACGTTGATCCAGATGCTGTAGCCCTTGGCAACACAACACCAATCACTGTTTCTTTGAATGAATACGGTAACGCTTCTCTTGCTACTCGTAAGCTCGAGTTGTTCTCACTCTCAGACGTTGATCCAGCAATTGCTGACATCATCGCCTTCAACATGGCTGACTCACTCGATACAACTGTTCTTTCAACACTCGTTGGTGGACCAAACGTAATCGCAGAAGTTAACGGTTCTGTTGTTTCAACATACGCTGGTACATACACCAACGGCACAACAAACAAGTCAATCCTTGGCACAGACGTTATCAAGTCTCGTGACATCCGTACAGCAGTAGCTAAGCTACGCGCTAACAAGGCTGTCCCACGTCAGGGAGAATACTACTGGACTGGTATCCACCCAGAAGTTTCATTCGACCTTCGTTCAGAGACTGGCTCTGGCGGATGGCGTGATGATCATAAGTACTCCGAGACAGGCGCTGCTGAATTCTGGCCAGGCACCATCGGAACTT